CAAATCAATAAGCAGACCGAGTACAGATTCAAGAACAACAAGCTGCCGGACGGCCGCATGTCGTACTTCGTCACGACAGACGACGGCACCACCTTCGGCGCTATCGTCCGCACGAACACCGAGCGCACGGCGGTCGCGGAGTTCTACATCTTCCCGATCAAGAACGACCGCACTGGCTTCTATCGCAACAGCATCGGCCGCATTCACGGGCGCGACGCCTGCGCGATCACGCTGCGCAATTGGTGGGCCGAGAAGAACAGCCATACGACCGCGCCTGTCCCGCAAAACAGCGCCCATCACACCCGCCGCCGTCGGGCTGGGAAGGCGGCGTAAGTGGATTGGCGGAGATACGAGCTAGAGCAGCTCATTCGCGTGCATAACGAACAGGTCAAGCAGTTGTGGGAAACGGCTATAACGTTTGAGGACAGCCACTCTGACGCAGAGGACAGAGAGTTCGCCGTCAAGTGCAAGGAGTTCGCCAGTCTGCGCACGGAGCGCATCCAAGAACTCAACAAGCAACTAATGGAACTGCCGGAGGGCGCATCATGAGCAGTAATGATCACATCTTCGAACAGATGGCAGTCGAACTCAAGGGCGGGCTAGAGTCAGCCGGGCTCGACCCCGGCGCACCGCCGATGAGTCGCATGCACGTACTGCCAACGGAAAAAGCTTGGGCAGAGTACAAGAAGCGCGGTGGCAAGCACTACACCGATCCCAAGAGTCTCGCCGAGGCGCTCGTCCTCCGTGTTGTGGAGTTGCAACGAACGGGATGATCCGGCTACTCATTTGGCTCGGCATCGTGGCTCTCCTCGTCAAGTTCGTGGAGAGCCACTGGATCGAAATTGTCCTCGCGCTGATGTGGGTAGTTACGCTCTGCGCACTCGGCACATTAAAGCGTCGTCCCAGCCCGAACGAATCCGGTGAGGAATACTACATTCGCTATTCGCCCTACTCCGAGGTCAACGCCTACCTCAATGACGACATAACATCCAATGAGCTAGAGCACCTGATGGACGTACGTATGGGTATTGGACTCTGCCAGGAATGTAAAAATTTTGAGTGCTGCTGCGACGAGATCAGCCTCGCCAAGGATCGCCAGACTCGTATCCGCATAGCAATGAATAACCCCAGTTTTTGGCTGCCGCCTGATAAGAATTAAAAACCCCAGGAATTTGGGAGAAAATTAAGGCTTGTTTTACGGTCAAGCGCGTGCTAGGATTCCTCCGTCAAGTAACCGATCCAAAGGAGGATCATGTCACCGCAGCCGAGGCGAGGGCGTGGCCGCAACGCCACCAAGCAGGCGGACCCCGAGCCGCCCGAGGTGGACGAGGACGAGGTGGAGGATGAGGACGAGGCGCCCAAGCGACAGCGCGATACGAGCCCGCTCCCCTCGGGTGAGGACCTCTACAACGCCAAGTTCGTGGACGGCCTTACCTGGCAGGAAATCCGCGATCAGATCGACGCACGCATCCGGTCACCCAAGGGCCTGGCTCTGATCGCAGAATACGTCATCGAGGAGGGCCTGGAGGACGATCACCCGGAGTTCGCCGCCATCAGCGGCAGCGACAAGCGCATTGCCGATCAGATCGTCGAATGGCACGACTCCGGGCAGGGCTTCTCACTTCTCGCCGCCCGCACCGGCCTTAACCAGGGCGAGGTTCGGGACATCTACGAGGAGGCAGGCGGCGAGAACACCGGCCGTGTCGGTGGGCGTCGCTACGGTGGCGGTCGCTCGGTCGGCAAGGCAGCGGCCGAGGAGGCCGAGGCTGAGGCTGAAGCCGAGGCCCCGAAGCCCAAGAACAGCCGCCGTCGCGGAGCCAAGGCCGACGAGTCCGAGACAGAGGCCGAGGCCCCGAAGCCCAGCCGCTCGCGCGGTCGCCAGCGTGCCGCGACGGGCGACGGCGACACCACCGCCAAGACCTCCAAGCGGGGGCGCAGCCGCACCCCTTCCAAGTAGGTCTGAGCGAGGCCGTGCGCGCCGATGAGTTAACCGGCGCGATCCTGTATACCATGTACCGCGTCCCTCATTCCGAGGGGCGCGAGTACGTGGAGCATCGCTACAGGGTCTTTCGCTACCGGCGTTGGCTGCCGGATCGCGGCGCGCAGCGTTCAGGCCATCACACCGCTACGTTCGGGGCTGGTCTCGTCCAGTTCTGGACGAAAGAGGCGACCGGCAAGCTCACACTGCGCACGGTAGACGTGTGCGATATCATTGCGATCAGGAACTAGACATATGAAAACAGAAGTTTGGTTTGACTGCGTAGACGGGAACTTCAATTCTATCAAGTTCGACAATCCCGGCGACGCAACCACTCTGCGCATTCCGCACATGGGGTCCAAGGTCGGAATTTGGCAGATCGATGAAATGGAGGGAACCGACAATTACGTGCTGCACTACGTCGTTGACGTGCGGCACTACATTGTGCCGGTCGGTGGCAAGTGGAAGCAGGAAATCCACGTAATGTGCTCCGCTAACTACCAGCCGCTTTCGCAGCGACAGGCTCGGCCCCGTCAGCGCATCTCACTACCAGAGGACAATCTCCGACACTGAAATAAATTTTACCTAAAGATTCGGGTTCAGGGGTTGCGAAACATTTCTGTTTAGCCGATACTTTAGTTAGGCCGCGCGCCGCGCGGCAACCCCGAAAGGAGCCATAGTAAAATGAACCGCACCCCTGTACCCGACGAGTTCCGTAGCCCAGACGGCCCGACGCAGGCGCAACTCGACTACATCGACGCTCTGTTCGATCTCAAGCGTCTGACAGCGAGCCCGCGTTTCTTCGACATCGTTAACGCGATGGACGCAGAGGAGTACACTGCGTACATTGCGCACCTGAAGGCGCAGGCACGCACGGTGACGAAGCAGCGCGCCAGCGATATCATTAAGTCGCTGCTCGCTCTCCCGAACAACGAGGTTGTCCCCGCGAGTAACGCACCGCGTACCCCGCCCGTTGACGTGATGAACGGGCGCACCCGCGTCGAGTGGATAGAGTTCACCGACGACTCTGGCAAGACGCACAAATCCGGCAAGATCATTCTGCCGGACGGGCGCGAGGTCATCGCGGGCAGCTACGGCGTCGATACCTCCAGCGACAACCGCTTCACGAACGACTTCTCGTTCTTCAAGGTCTGGGTCGCCGAGGGCTACGGCAAGGGTTGGGGCGTTAAGATGTATACGTCCGACTATACCCACCGCGTCAAGCTCGCGGGCAGCACGCAGGTTGACGTCGTGCAGATGATCGCGGACGCCGGACCGCTGGACGCCGCGAAGGCGTTTGGGCATGAGTTCGGCCGCTGCGGAGTTTGCTCGCGCGGCCTGACGAACGACGAGAGCCGCGACCTGGGCATCGGCCCGGTGTGCGGCCGCAGGCTGGGGGTGCGCTAATGCACGGCCGACTCAACGCCCTCCAGATCGAGGCCCTTCATACGCTCTTGATGGATCGGAGCGATATGAAGGGGATGTGGCTAACCGAGACGCGCCGCGAGGATGAACTCGCAGTCGTCTTTGAGTTGAAGGATAAGCCCGCTCAGGTCTACATTCTGCCCGCCGACGACTACATGCCGGTGCGCCATGCCTGACGAGCAGCGTATGTGCGAGCAGAACTGCGGACGCCCAGCCGAGTGCTATGGGCTGGACCCGCTGCCGGGCGGTTGGGGAGGCTACTACTGTCTCCCCTGCTGCGCCGCCCTCGGATTCAGAATTACCGACTACCTCAATAAGGAGCCAAAGTAATGGAAGCAATCAATCGTATTACCTTGAATGCCGAGCAGTACATATGCGTCCAGGAGATCATCGGGGATCGCTCGATCACAGGCATCGAGTTCATTTTCGACCGCTTGGACCCGAGCATGCCACACGTCGTCTGCGTCGGGCTGGAAGGCGTGCCAATTGAGCCCGGCTATCCGCTCGCGGAACTCTGGCACGTGTATGCAAGCGGAGCCGCGCCACTCAAGCGTGCCGTGCTCTACCAGATGCCGTACTCAGAGGTCTGCTGCCATATGCAGATCGCGGGCACGCAGCAGTGGCTAGAGACTCCGGGCAGCGGCCTCCAGCAGATCGTCACACTCCAGCCCGACGGCCGCGTTGTGAATTTCTCCGGGCCGATCACATTCGGCGAGGCCGGACTACACCTCGGTCCGAAGGATGAGGTGTTCTAATGCCGCAGACTCCACCTTCCAATCCGCGCAAGCGGTTCATCCTCGGGCGGGCGGCGCAACTGCGCCGCCAATACCCCGATCTCAGCCCTAGCCAGGCAGTATGGTGGGCATCGAACCTCCATACCTACTCGCATATCGGTTGGGATGGAAAGGGCCGCCCTGCCTTCATGCATCGCGAGGCCCATAAGGTCGCGCTAATGAAGGCAGGTGTGACGTGCGAACCTGCCAGCCCGATCAGAGCCTCCTACCCCTTTCTAAGGCGATGAAGCCCGTGCCCTAGGGCTACCCCTTGCCCGACCCGTTTCAACGCCGGAGGAGCCGCGCAGCGCTGTTAGAGAGTTGTATACGAGGGCTCCTCCGACCTTCCCGAACGAAAGATGACTACCGAAATCTCTCCCAGACAGAACGCCGCAGCTGACTTTCTAGCGAACCATTTTGATTCAGTTGTCGTGTCCTCTCCAAACGCGCACGGCAATGTCTCGCTAACCGCACTCTATGGAGACATCGAGACGATGCGCTGGCTAGTGCGCCCAGATGGCCGCGTAATCTACACTGCCGGTGTCGGTGACGAAGGGCACAAGACAGATATCCTATCTGAATACGTGCGGAAACTGCGCGAAGGAACACTCTAGGACAGTTACTGCGTGCTAGGTTTGCAGACGTGCCGCGACGGCCAAGCCCGAAAAAACATCCCCAGCTAAAGCCTTGGGTTGCCGAATGGGTGCCGCGAACCAACGGCCAAGGTGATGACCTCCGCATCACTTGTCCCCGTTGCTTTGGGACCGTCCTCATCGAGCAACCAATGCGCTGGTTCTCCTCTAAGAGGAACATCGGGAAGGTCGCACGGCCTTGTACGTATTGTTTCTACACCAACCGCATTCCGCTTGAAGTTCTGGAGGAGTAGTGACCCCGCGCCGCGTAAAGGAATACAAGCCAATTGGCAACTACACATCGCTCACAATCGCCACGGTTGCGGCGCAGCATATGAGCGCTAACGGGCAGGAATGGAGAGTAGTCCCGGCGCAGTCGCCCCTCCGCTGGAGCATCGTGCGGATCAAGTAGGAGGTCAAATGACCGCCGTGGCAATGCTAACGGTCGCCGCTACAATTGGCGGCCTGTCCAGCCCGGCGGCTCCCGGTGAGCCGCCCGGTCCCCAACGGGACAAAGGGTACGAAGCCGAGTACCCGTACTGCAACACCTACTCCTGCGACCAACGCGCAAAGCGCCGAGGCGTCCAGAAGCGACACAAGGCGCAGGTTCGCTGGCGCGCACACATGCAGAAGGTCGTCCGCCCGTTCAATGCCCGCCTAAACAGAATGGCAGGCTGCGAGAGCGGCGGACGTTGGCACATAGCCACCGGTAACGGTTTCTATGGCGGCTTGCAATTCAAAATCTCCTCTTGGCGATCTGTCGGCGGACCGGGTATGCCGCATTGGGCTACCCCTCTGCATCAGAAGTACCGGGCCGTGCTGTTGATGCGCGTGCAGGGTTGGGGAGCTTGGCCTGTTTGCCAGTACGCTTGATCCATCACACCGGATTCGTTCGGGCTGGACAAGGCCAGAATTGTAGAATAAGTCGCTAGAATTCGGGCCGCACGCTAACAGCTGAGCGTGCTAGACTGCGAGGCGCAGGATGCACCCCTCTAGACAAAACAACTATCGTCTATCGTGCACAGGCACGACGAAGCCAGACCCGGCGACGGCACGTATGCTCATTCCGGCTGGCTTTGAAGCGATAGAGGCGCGATTCGGTGAGCCTGCGTGGATAGTGAGCGGGTGCGCGCTCGGGATCGACACGATGTGGATTGTACTAGCGAAGGAACGTTGGACACGTGCCCGGATACTGCTTATTGTCCCGCAGGCTTACCACAATGAAGCGCTCGTGAAGGAGTTCAGGCGTCTCTACCCACGCGAGCTTGATGTGCTAAATGCGCCCGGCGCTCCCAGCGCCGCGCAGGCATATATGGCGCGCAATGACATGCTCGCCAACATTGCGAACGTCGTCGCCGCACATCCTGCCGAAAGCGTCGAGAAGGTCAGGTCGGGCACATGGGCAACAATTCGCCGCTTCAGGAAGCTTAACAAGCCAATCTATATCGAGCCGTTAGATGGTGCGGGCGGTCGCTGGGAATAATGCGCAAGACGTACCCAAGCCTTGGCCTTGTAAGGCGCCTGCTCCACAGACGTGATAAATTCGTAAAATCACTTGAGGAACAGCATTGTTCGCGCGATACTAAGGGGAGAGCGCGCAAGGGGCGCGCTCGCACAAAGGAGCCAAAGAAGTGATACCAGCCTTTTGTGAACTCTCGGCCAACGGCAAACGGATCGAAGTTCACTTTCGCTTTAACCAAGAAGCGCTCGATGCCGTCAAACTCATTCCCGGCGCGCGCTTTACACCGCGCGACAAGGGCGGACCGTTCTGGACGATTCCGAAGGATATGGAATGCGCCATTCGTCTGCGTGAGATATTCGGCACGCAGTTGACCTTGGGCGACGCCGTGCGCGCCTGGGGAAACGAGGCTCGCGTTCGGCACAGAAATCTCGGCGCGCTCGCGAAGGCAGACGAAGCCGAGTTGGAGAACCTTCCTGTCCTCTTGCCCGACCTGCATAACTTCATGCGACCTTACCAGCATGCAGACGTGGCCTTCCTCGCGGAAACATCCGCTTTGAACGCCAACCAACCGGGCCTCGGCAAAACAGTTGAGATCATCGGAGCCATCTACGAGGGCCTGCTACATAACGGCCCGCAGCTAGTCATCGCTCCGCTCACGAGTCTCGAAACTGTTTGGCAGTATGAGTTTGAGAAATGGACCGATCTGCCGGTCGTCCTCCTGTCCGGCTCCCATAAGCCTCCGAAAACTGTACTCGGCGCCCTGTCTCGCGCGGCTATCGGGAACGCGCCGTGCGTGCTAGTCACTACGGCAGCGCAAGTCAGGCGCGGCCTGCCGAACGGGCTCGACAAAGTTAAGTGGAGGACCGTAACCGTAGACGAGTTCCATAAGACCGGCGCAACGAACATTTCAGGCGACCCGACGAAGGGCACTCAATTCGGCCGAGCGCTACGCGACATTGAGCGCGAGCGGATGTGGTTTGTCTCAGGTACGCCGATGGGCGGCAAGCCTATCAAACTCTGGGGCGCACTTAACCATATCCATCCGGAAGTCTTTACCTCGAAATGGCGTTGGGCCGAACTATGGCTCGAAGTCACTAAGCCAGGTGATCCTGGAAGTGACGGCTACGGTTGGCATATCGGCCCGATGCGCAAGGACAAACTCGATGAGTTCTACCCGGCGCACTCTCGCTACATTGTTCGCCGCCTTAAGTCAGAAGTCTTGCCGCAGCTACCAGCAAAGCAGTACATCGACGTATGGTGTGATATGCTGCCCGCGCAGCGTCGCCAGTACGAGAAGATGGAGCAGGACGCCGAGATTCGCATTGAGGAGGAGCGACTCTCTGCCAGAGGCATCCTCGCAGAGTACACAAGACTCAAGCAGTTCAGTAACGCCGAGTGCCGAATTGAGGGCGGCAAGTTGAAGCCGGTCAAATCCGGCAAGTTGGAGTACCTGCTAGAGCGGCTCGATGAGCGCGGCATCCGTCCCACCAAATCCTCCGACGGGCTGGCCCCAGAAGGTGATGAGGTCGCCGTCGTCGCGAGCCAGAGCGAGGAGTATGTCTCTTGGCTAACAGACGAACTCAATCGACTCGGCATACCCGCCGAGAAGATCACAGGCAATGTAAACGCGAAACAACGCGCGGACCTTACGCGCCGTTTCCAATCGGGCGACGCCTCCAGCCCGAGGGTAATAGTGATGACGACTACGGCCGGTGGCGTGGCGATCACGCTCGACCGCGCCGATAGCGTGCACCTAATGGACGAAACCTGGAATCCCGACGATCAGGAGCAAGTCGAGGATCGCGTCCACCGTATCTCGCGCATTCACCAGGTAATGTGCTACTACTATCGCTCCAAGGGTACCGTTGAGGAGCGGATCTGGAGAACCGCTGCGCACAAGAAGGTCACATCGGAACTTCTGCTCGATGTGCAGCGAAAGCATTTCAAAGGAGCCTAATGACGATCCATTGCGGTAAGTGCCAGGGAACGTTCACATCCGCCCAGGCATTCAAAGATCACGACTGCTATATGGCGGCAATGAAGCTGCTCGCCGGGGTCAAGAAGTAATGCGAATTGACCTAAATCAGAGCGACTACGTGCCAGGCAACCCCGAACACATCGTCGTCGGTAAGATGGAGAAGAGTGCGCGCAGGCACGGCGAACAGAAGGATCGCCCAGCGTACAACGCCGACCAGATTCTCCAACTTGTTCGCTTCCGCTTGGGGCAATTGGCACCCGCTGTGGATGAGTATAACGAGCTACTCAGGATCGATAAAATCCTCAGCCGCGTCTAACAGAAATAAACCCGCGCTAAGGCGCTGAGCAGGGCTCCCCCTTCCCCTGCCCCTCGCTTCGGCCCGGAACGTCCGAGGAAAGCCGCATTGCTGTCCTAGGGCGCGTCCGGTAGGGTTCCCGAGGTCGGGGCACCGAGAGCCGATGTTCGGAGGTTTTGGATGGCTCCTTTCCTTCGGACAAAATCCGGGTACCGACCACCCTCGCGGTGATGCCGGGGTCAGTAGCGATGAACCTCCCTACTGGCCTCGGCTAACCGCTCCCAAACTTCCCTCAGAACAAGTAAATTGACGCGGCTAATTCGAACAAGTGAACGCTCTAGCTTCAACACCTGCCGATGGCGATGGAGTCTAAGCTATGAGCAGAAACTTCGACAGCGTCGATCCTCGCCTGTTCTCCGATTCGGCACCTTGATACACCTAGCGCTGCACGGCTATTACAAAGTCGGCCGCAAGCGCGGACCGCATCCAGCAAAGCTCTTTATCAAGGCGTACGAGGAAGAATGTGAGGAACTTGGAGAATTTGTCCTCCGTGGTCTCGATTCTGAGAACGACGAGGCCAAATGGGAGGACGCCAAGGAACTCGGCGTTGAAATGCTGGAGGCGTACGTCGAGCTATATGGCAACGACTCTGACTGGGAGGTTCTCGGCACCGAGCAACCCTTCCAGTATCCGGTACGTCATCCGCAGACGGGCAAGGTTCTCTTCAACTACGTCGGCATCATCGATCTCATTATGCGGCAAGTCTCAACTGGTCGCATTTGGATTTGGGATCACAAGACGACGGACAGCATCGCTCGTTGGCTGCGCACGCTACCTCTGAACGAGCAGGCGGGCAGCTATTGGGCATTCGGAGTACCTTGGATGCGCGAGCAGGGTATAATCAACCCCCGCATCCTCGATGACCTATCGGGTATGTACTTCAACTTCCTGCGCCGTGCGCGCCGCGATGAGCGCCCGACAAACGCTCTCGGGCAATTCCTCAACAAGGACGGCACTGTCAGCAAGCGGCAGCCGCCGCAGCAATTCCATCGCGAGCCAACCTACCGCACAGATTACGACCGCGATCAAGTCTACCGCCGGGCATTGAACGACTTCCGCGAAATGGAAATGGTTCGCAAGGGCCGCCTCGCGAACAAGAAGAGCCCCAGCATCTTCAATTGCCCGAACTGCGGTTGGACAGATGTATGCGAGCTACATGAGACCGGTGCCGACTGGAAGCTCATGCTCGACGCTACGACAGAAACTTGGGAACCCTACGCCGAACACGAAATCCGCGACGCAGAATTGAGGTAAGTAAAGTGGCAGAGCTAACAAAGAACTTCATGGTTGTGACCGAAGAATCCGGCGGCCGAGTCAATTCCGGCGAGAACGGCGAAGGCATGACAGAAGAAGAGGCCAAGGCCGATGTTTCCAATCGCAACGACGTTGCCGCAAACATGGGGCTCAAGACGCGATACAAGATCGCACCCTGGACCCAGCCGACGAAGAAGTAGCCAGCGCTGCTCAATGGACTCGATGGACACGACGCCATCACACTCGTCTCGTTCGGGCTGGTCATCGCGCTAATTGTAATATTGCTAATCATCTACTTTACTCTTCGATAAGGAGCCATGGAAGTAATTCTAATGTGCGCAGTGTTGTTCGCAGTTGCAACGCTTTGGCGCCATAGACGTAGCATCAAGAGGCGTGGCAAAGAATTGGAAGCTTTGCGCGCCTATACAAATGGCGAGCAGGAGCATATCTCACAGAAAGAGTGGGAGCGTCGCGCACAGGCGAGTCTAGACGCGAGCCTCGCCCGCCGCCGTCAGAACGGAGGGTATCATCGCTAAGCCAGCCGAGATTCGACCTGCTGGACCGAAGCCGGACGACCCGATCACTTTCTTCCTCTACGGGCAGCCAGGGTCTGGAAAGACTAGACTTATCAGCTCTGGTGGGGAGAAGGTCCCAACCCTGATCGTGCGTCCCTTCACTGATCATACCGACTCCGTGCGCCTGCCCGGCTGCGAGGAATGGTGTGTTTACGATTGGGCCGAAATGTTCAACGTGCACGAGTTCCTGCGCCATGAGGGAGCCAAGTACTACAAGTGGGTTTGGCTTGACTCGATTAGCCTTTTCCAAGACACGGGACTTGATGATATTTGGGAAGGCGTCGTCGCCAAGTTTCCGCACCGTAAGGAGTACAGCCTCGACAAGGGTGAGTACGGTATCAATATGTGGAGATTGCAAACCTGGGTGCGCGACATTGTCGGCATCAAGGGCCTCAACTTTGGTATCACTGCTCACCCAGAAATGATGTACAACCCTGCGACAAACACTACTATCATGCAGCCCTACATTCAGGGCAAGAACATGACAACGAAAATCCAGGGATACTGCAATGTTGTCGGATATTTGGAGGTGGTACGACAAAAGGACGGTAATGAGCGCCGAGTCCTACGTGTCCGAGGTACGGAGGACTACACTGCGAAGGACCAATATGACGCCTTCACGAACGGGCGGCTTGTCGATCCGACGATGCCAAAGTTCGAAGCTGCCATACAAGAAGCAATCGCACAGAATATCGCCTCTACCAGCCCGCGCCGTAGGGTGAGGCGGACTCCGAACAGACGGCGCACTACCAATCTCAGGAGTGCTGCATGAGAGTTAAGTATGACGTCCGTGGCGTCGAAACCGGCGAACGCGCGATCCTGCCAGCAGGCGTGCATGTCGGAACGATCACGGGTGCCGACGTCACAAAGCCGGACGGCAAGGACCAGCGCATCGAGCTGGTCGTCAAGGTTTCCGACAACGGGACGGACTACACTCTGTACGAGTATGTCAACCTGGAGTCGGAAGGCGCACGCTGGAAGCTGCGCGAACTCCTGGAGGCCGTCGGCATCACATCTGGCAAGAAGGGCGAGGCCGGAACGCTCGACACCGACAAGATGCTTCTCAACAAGAAGCTCGGACTGAAGACGTTCGTTCGCCCAGCCGACGACGCGCGTGGCTTCGATGCGCAGGCGCGCATCAAGCGCATGTTCTCGGCCTCCGAGGCCAGCACCAGCGACGAGGACCTTGACGACGACACGTCGGCCGAACTCGACAACGGCGAAGAGGGCACCGAGTACGACGACTGGACGCTTGCGGACCTCCGCAAGGAGGCCAGGTCACGCGGTATCAAGACGGCTGGACTGAAGGCCGACGGCATCATCGACCTCTTGATCGAGGACGACGAGGGCCAAGAGGAAGAGCCAGAGGCCGATGCCGAGGACGATGGCTACGACGACATGTCGCTCGCTGACCTCCGCAAGTTGGCGCGCAAGCAGGGCATCAAGACCGCAGGAATGAAGCAGGACGACCTGATCGAGGCGCTGCGCGAGGCCGACAGCGACGAGGATGAGGAAGAGGAAGAGGAGGAGGAAGAGACAGAGGCGTCCTCCAACGGTAAGGTTGAGGACGACTACGACGAGTGGGATCTGGAGGACCTTCGCACGGAACTCAAGGACCGCTCACTTGCCACGAAGGGCGGGACCAAAGTCCTGATCGCACGCCTCCGGCGCGATGACGCCGAGGGCGACAACCCCTTCTGAGTTAGGGAGGCGATGGTGGTCGGCCGTCAGCTACTAGAACCGTACATCATCAAGGGCACCCTCCGCCCCAACGGCGACGAGGATATGTTCTGCCCGCTGCACGATGACGAGCGACGGTCGGCCACCATCAACTTTCCAAAACGCATTTGGTACTGCCACGCCTGCGATGCTGGCGGCTCCATAAAGAACTTGCTCGCGCAACGTTCAGTCTGGAGGTCGCCCGGAGCACGGCAAGGAGCCGTTCGGCACAGTGGTTTTCACAGGCCTCTCACAGCCCCTCCCGCCCGTTCGGGAGCAGGGGCGGGTCTGCCTACCCCTGCCCGCCTAGCGGGGTTCTCCGGCCGTTTATCGGCTGTGCCCGAGCGGCTCGCTTTCCTCAGTATCGAGCGCGGACTCGATCAAAGTACCGTGCAACGCTATGGAATCGGGTGGAATGGGAACAGATACACACTGCCCATCTATGACGAGTCAGGGCAGCTCCTCAACGTTCGCTACTATCAGCCCAACGGCGATCCTAAGTGGATCAATCATCGGGGCTTCGGCAGTCCGCCACGTCTCTTCCCTATTGACGTGCTGCTCGACAATGACGAGATCATCTGGTGCGAGGGCGAGCTTGATTGTCTCCTCACGAACCAAATGGGCCTACCTGCTATCACTTCGACCGGTGGAGCCAAACTTCGGTGGCAGGGGGAATGGGGAGGTTACTTCAGAGACAAGATAGTCACCCTTTGCTTTGACTGTGATAAGGATGGACAGAACGCGATCAATCGCGTGCGCAAGGAATTGTCCGAGGTCGCAGCCGAGGTCCGTGTCATTGAACTTCCATACGAGGTACTTCCCAAACACGGCAAGGATTTAACAGATTTTTGGATGGAAGGCGGAACAACTAGCGACCTCCTCGCTCTTGTAAAGCAAGACGGAGAGGAAGCCAAGTCTCCTCAGTTGCACGACTATGACGCTCTACACGGAGACGGAGCAATGAACCGTCCGCTTTCAGTCAAGGGGGTAGTCAGTTCCGTCGAGGGTCCGTTCTTGTTGATGCCTAAGCAAGTGACCTTTAATTGCAACCAGGACTGGAAGCCACCTGCCTGTTCCACCTGCGCACTCGGACGGGCTGGAGGGCAGAAGTCTTGGATAATCGAACCGTGGAGCGACATCAACCTCGACCTTGTACAGAACAAGGATCGCACCAAGGTCGGCGCTATCATCGCGAAGGGCTGCGGTATACCCAAGTCTTGTCCAATGTTTACGATGGATGAAGAATCGCGCACCGCTTGGCACGGGGAGATCAGGAATGGCAGTAACATCGCGGCCGATGCCGTGCCGGTAATGTTCTATGCGAACAGACACCCGACGCTGGGCGATGCACTGGAGCTAAGCGGACGATTAAAGCAGCGGCAGAATCGCGAGTCACTATTCGTCGTCCACGGAACAGAGCCGGTCGATACCGAGCTAGACAAATGTCAACTGACGCAGGCAGAGGTCTGGGGTATCCGGCGCATCCTTGATGAGATAATTCCTCCGGACAAGGACCCGTATGATCCGAAAGATCAGCTTGACGCGATGGCCGAGTGGAAAGAAGATCACGTTACGCGCATCTTTGGGCAACGGTGGCTGCATATTGTTGCTGACCTCGTCTACCACTCCGTCCTCCGGTTCAGCATGCGCGGCGAGGAGGTTCGGCGCGGTTGGTTGGAGGCCCTGGTCGTCGGCGCAACACGTGTCGGAAAGTCAACCACAATCCACAAGCTTGCTAATTGGTATGGGTTGGGAGAAATTGTACCGTGCGAGAAAATCTCCATACCGGGGCTCATATCTACAAGTGAGCGTAGGGGTTCGGGTAAGGACAATTGGGTCGCAAGAATGGGCAAGCTTCCACTCCTTGATAGACAGCTTATTGCCTTCGATGAAGCCCAGGGACTTTCTATCGAGCAGATAAGCCAACTCTCCGATGCGCGCTCCGAGGGTATCATCAAAGTAACGCAAGCTGCCAGCTTAGAGGCCAATGCCCGCGTCCGCATGATATGGCTAGGGAACTCGCGTACACGACATACGGGCATTCAAGCGTTGCAGCAGATGATGGGCAAGGATGAGGACTTGGCTCGCATCGACCTTCCACTGTACGTAGTCAGTGGCATGTCAGGCGCCGATCAAGCACGGCGGTCGAGTAATCACCCCGAGGACGAAGACAATATCGGCATTCCCAGCCTCTGGCGGGCAAAGGTGAAATGGGCATGGTCGAGAAAGCCCGAAGATGTAGTTTGGGGACACCGAGCGATTGAGTATCTCTTCCATGTCTCTGATACCATCGCCGAGAAGTACCATAGTGACATACCGGTCATGCCTGAGAATGAAGCCAGAATTCGGCTTGCCCGCCTGTCCGCTGCCGTTGCCGCGACGACGTTCAGCACACGCGACGGTCGCGACCTCTATATTGAGAGACGTCACGTCGATACCGCCGCATGGGTAATCGTGCAACTTCTCAAGAACCCAAATCTAGAGTATATACAGGAGGCTGAGTCTGCTCGTATGGGCGTTGAAGCAGGGCAAACAAATAGAGCAGAATTGAAGGCAGTATATCTGGCAAATCGGGCAATCGTAGATTTGATGCGCAATACCGTCATATCACGTAAGCTTTTGTTTGCATACATTGGCGGCGAAGGTAACTACATTATGGGCGAGCTAACAAGGTTACGTGCCATAAAGCACTATACAGATGAACAAATCGGCGTCCTACCTTGGGCATGTGAAGTAGCAATGGAGGTTTTGAATGAAGATCAACATCCTCGGGTGCGGTCCGGCCGGAATGCTCGCGGCTCACGCGGCGTTTGAGGCTGGACACGAGGTCCAGATTTACAGTAAGAAGGAACCGTCGCAGATTGCTGGCGCTCAGTTCCTGCACCGGCATATACCAGAACTAACGGATCACAGCCCGGATGCGCAGGTGGTCATAGCTCATACAGGTACCGCTGAGGGATATGCGCAAAAGGTCTATGGCGATCCTTCGGTTCAGACTTCCTTCTCAAAGTACTCTTACGGTCACTACCCCGCTTGGTCAATGGAAGCTGCCTACGAGGAGCTATGGGAGCGATACAGCGGTGCAATCCTCGATATGGAGCTAGACGAGGAGACGATTGACGACATCGAGTACACAGAGGGCGGACTCTGCATCACAAGTATTCCAGCATCCAATTTCTGCAAGAACTCCGACCATTTCTTTATGGCGGCAGATATCTGGGTGCGACAAGCGCGTGATGACGGCAAGGGATGGCAACCGAGTATCCCCCATAACACTATTATCTACAATGGAGACATAACGATCCCTTGGCATCGAGCAAGCAACATCTTCGGCAGTCAAGGTATCGAGTACAAGAACGAGCCAGAAGGCAAGGCAACTCGTATCTACAAACCCTTGCAGTCAAACTGTGACTGCCGCCCGGATTGGCTGCGAGTCGGTCGCTATGGTAAGTGGCAACGAGGCGTGCTCGTTCACCATGCCTACGAGGAGGTACAAAGTGCTCTGCTCTCAATGCAGTGATCCGGTAAGGCCGATTGTTTGTCTAGACATCGACGGCACGATGGGAGACTACCACTCTCATTTCCTTAAGTTTGCCTCTGAGTATCTCGGCTACCTAGGATGGCGGGACGACTACGACGGCAGCCAGTCATTTAAGACTTGGTTCTGCTCGGCATTTAATACAGACATCCGCACGTTCCGAGACATAAAACTCGCCTACCGTCAAGGTGCACAGAAACGCAGCATGCCCGTACGAACATGGTCACGTAGTGCCATCCAAATGTTGCGCGAGGCTGGAGCCGAGATTTGGATCACAACAACGCGCCCTTACATGCGCCTAGACAATGTCGATCCTGATACCCGATTCTGGTTGCAACGGCATGGCCTGAAGTTCGACTATCTACTTTATGATGAGCACAAGTATGTCGCACTCGCGGACAGAATGGAAAGCGACCGAGTTTGCGCAGTCTTGGACGATCAGAACGATGATCTCCTAGAAGCCAGCCGCTGTTTCGGATACGATGCCTGCGTTCTCTATGCCACGGACTGGAACGTTGCTCATCACCGGCAGTGGCATTCGGCATCAGCGCAGAACGTTTGTTCTCTGCTCCTCGACAAGGTGGAGGAATGGTCTACGAATCACGGGCATTTGTTCTCGGGACCGACCCGTCCGGACAAAACATCGGATCGGCAATCTTCCAGCGGCTAGCGATGACGATGCGCGCCGATCACATGGAGATTCGCGGAGCAGAAGACATTCCGATCCGCAAGTCACAAAGCTGCCCTTGGGCAAAGTACGACGCACTCGTTATCAGCACCGGCCTCGCAATCATTCGTCCGTACGGCGCTTACAGTGACATCCAAATTGAGAAGATCA